ATTAAGTTGAGCGAGGATTCATCGGCGGCGGGAAAGTGGAACACGAATAAGGGAGGGGCGTATTTCGCCACAGGCATCGGCGGGGGGCTTACTGGGCGCGGAGCAGATATTCTTTTACTCGACGACCCCGTAAAGGATAGAGCGGACGCTGAATCGGAGTTGGTGCAAAACTCAATGTGGGACTGGTATCGCTCGACTGCTCGCACCCGTCTAAATCCCGGCGGGGCTATATGCTTGATCCAAACTCGCTGGAATGAAAAAGATTTAGCGGGCAGGATTTTGGAAAGCGGAGACAAATGGGAGATTATCAAATTCCCCGCGATTGCCACCGAAGACGAAGAATTTAGAAAAGAGGGGGACGTTTTATGGCCAGAGGTTAAGGTGGGCGACGAGGTGTTTGGATATTCCAAAGAGGCGTTGGATGAAATCAAGGAAGATGTGGGGGTGTATGATTGGGCCGCGCTTTTTCAGCAGGAACCTGTTGATATCGGCTCGCAGGAGTTTAGGAGGTCATGGATGAAACCGATTACTCAACGGGAGGTGGATGCGATGAGTACGACCAATATCTTGACCGTAGATACGGCTATTTCAAAAAAGAGTAGCGCGGATTATACGGGGTTTTGCGATAATGCGGTGAATAAAGAGAACTTTTGGCATGTTAAGGCGTGGAAAGCGAGATTGAATCCGCATGAACTTTTGGATACTCTATTCGCTTTGCATATTCAAAGGCGATACTCCAAAATTGGAATTGAAAAAACGACTTATACCGAGGGACTAAAGCCATTTTTGGAACAGGAACAGAGGAAAAGAAACATTTTTCTTCCTATCGTCGAAGTTTTGCATAATCAGACGGCCAAAGAGACCAGAATTAGAGGATTGATACCCCGATATTCTTCGGGTTCGGTGTTTCATATCGAGGGGCAATGCGAAGATTTGGAAAAAGAACAGTTGTCGTTCCCTAAGGGTCGGACGGACGATGTTTTGGATGCAGAGGCGTATCAGTTGCAACTCGACATTCCGGCTAAAACCGGCTTTTCGATTTTCCATCCTAAAAATATCGGGTTTAATCGGAGGCGGGGTATGTTTTAGTTATTAACACTTATTAACACTTGCGTATCGGCAAGGAAGTTGTATATTAAAAGTATGATAGGAGAAATATATAAAGACACGCCCACATCTGCATATAATCCTTCAAAAGCGGTGCAGGATTTTACATCTATTGTGCAAAAGTCATACCAAGTCGGGGAAGAAATACTGACTAAACCATTTCGAGAACTTAATGAATATTCTGTTATTGAAGACGCAAATCGTGGGGCTAGACTTTTTAACGCGTTTGTCGATGAAAATATCGAAGACCCCACCGAGGCGTGGAAGTGGAGAGGCACAAGGTCAATGGCACGAAATAAAGGTATAGCTATGCACGCCCAACTTACCGCCGCTTTTTTAAGACCGGGTTTTTCGGCGCAAAATGACGATGACGAAGTAGATAGGGATTTTTCGGATACGATGGACGAGATTGTGGAGTGGATGACCTTGCCGGCCAACTCTGATTATCAAAGTTCATTTCTTTCTTTGGTTTTTGGAATGATAGAAGCCCCCGTAGTTTATTTGGGCGCGGAATTTTATGAGGTCTATCAAAAAATCAAAGAAAAAACTGATAAGGGATATTCCAAAACAGACGTTCTTGACGAGGTTCTGTCGGGCTTCAAAGCCCCCGTATATTCCGCCGACCAGATTTTAATTACTAATCCTTACGAAAGAAATATCCAAAAACAAAAATGTATCATCAAGCGGAGGTGGATTGAGTATCAGGAGGCGGAGGCGAAATACGGCGAACACGAAAATTGGGATTTTGTCCAGCCCGGAGTTAATACGGTCTTTAACGCAGACAATAGATTGTTTTATGATATTAAAGACGACGGCCATCCCTATCTGACTTTAGAAGTTACGTATCTCAATCGCAGGGAAGACACCGAGGTTTGTTTTTTGGGTGGGGTGTATGTGGGGGATAAGAATGTTAAAAATAATCGGGTGAGGCACCGCGACCAAAAGAACGCGCCCAAATACGACATAACTCCTTTTGGATATCATCGCATCGGTTCTCATTTTTTCTATTACAAGTCGATGATGAACGCGATGGGCTGGGACAATATGCTGTATGACGCGATGTCCGAGATTCTGATGAATCGAGCGTTCCTTGAAGTAAATATGCCTGTTGCAGTTTCGGGTTCGGATAAAATTGATTCTGAAGTTATTTTCCCGTCATCGGTGGTGTCTTTTGCCGATGTGAACACCAGAGTTACACCGTTGCTTCCCGCAGGAAATATGGCGGCGGGATTTCAAGCATTGATGGCAACTAAAGATTCAATGGACGATGCGTCATTGTCCGATGTTCAGACGGGTCAGCTTCCGCAAGCCACTCAAAAAGCATATTCGGTGGCGCAAGCCCAAGCCAATGCTAAAAAGTTGATTGCGGGAGTGGGCAAGTCTTTGGCCGAATCAGTTGTGCAGTATGGTTCTTTAATGGCAGATATTGTTTTGAATCATTTAACCGTCCCGCAGGTTGATGAAATCGTAGGAGAGAATACGAAGTTAAAATATCGCAAATTCATTTTAGGCAAGCAAGTGGTGGATGGCAAAGAGGTGGACAAGGAAATTACTTTTGATGAGTTTTTTATCGGCAAGGAAATGACCCAGCAAGAAAAAGACGATTATAATTTGGGGCTTTTGGAAAAATCAGGTTATCCCGACAACAAGAAAAGTTTAAGAGTCATCAATCCGCATCTTTTTTCCAAGTATAAATACTTATCTCGCATAGACCCCGAAGAAATGTTCCCAAGAAATTCCGAGACGATGCAAGCATTACTGACGAATCTTTACACTATGCTGGCGAACGACCCGTACACCGAGCATGAGGCGTTGCACAGGGAGCTGATGTATTCTTTCTTCAAGAGTAAAGGAAAAAAATTCACCGCCGCGCCAAAAGTTCCGACAATTCCACAAAGCGGTAAAACAAATCAGCTTGGGTCGATGGTGCAAGCTAAACAGGCGAGCATGATTGCTCAAGGGGCTGTTTAAGTATGTATAGAGTGCCACAGGAAAACTGACACTTATGGAGGAAAAATGTCACAAGTCGCAAGCGGATTGACATAAAAACATATCGGCAATATAATAAAAATAATAAAATTATGAAAAAATTAAAAAAGAAAGTTAAGAAAGCAAAGAAAGGTCGAGGTTACTAAAAATAAATTTATTTATGGAAGTTAAAGTATGAAAGTTAATGGATTCGAATTAGTTACCCAGGAAAAAATCTCTCGCGCGTTAGAAGGAGTTGTAACGGGGTCGGGAAATAAAGTCGGCGGCATCGCCAATCCCGACGGCTCCTATGATGATGACGCTTTACTTGCGGAGTATGACCGTTTAGGCGGGCTTATTCGGAAAGGGATAGACAAAGTGAAAACCGGTTCTTTTTATGACTTCAAAGCCAAGAAGCCAAGAAGCAAACCGGAAGTTTCGTTTTTATTCCGCGTAAACGGAAAAGAAGTTGAAGTGCCAGACGGGGCAGAGCTTCCCGGAATTGTAAAGGCCGCAAGGTTATTGGCGGGTGAAGAAGGAGAAGCGGCGGTTGGGAGAGTGAAGAAGGAAGTCAAGACGACAAAAAGGAAGGAAAAATAGATGGATAAAACAGAACAGGAAATTTTACACAGGCATCTATCAAGATTTCTCGCAAGTGAATTTTTTGATACAATCACCGAAGATGATATTTTGAAACAGGATGCTGGGGGGCGCTGGACACACAGGGGGAACGTGCTTCAGCCGACAATGATGGGGTTGTTAAGCAAAGAGGCTACTGCCTTTAGTAAGATGGGACTGTTCAAAATCCTCTGCGATGAGATGCTGTGGCACGCCAAAAGCAAGCACAATAAAGCGACCACGGAACAAGACCTCATCACGGCGAATATCCTGGCGTATCTTATTGATGTTTTGCAGAGTAAAGTAAAGAAAATCGCGGAGATTAAAAAAACGCCATAAGGCGATGCCCCAACGGGCTATCGAGCACTATCTCGTTAAACTGGATGCTCATTAGCTAAGAAAGTCCACCGCAAACTTATTGCGGATGTCCTATGACTAAAGAAGAAATCGAAGCGGCTGAAACCGCGAAAGCCGAAGCCGAGGCGAAAGCCGAAGCAGATGCGGATGCTTTGCTGGACAACGAAACCGAAGAGGAGAAGGAAGCCAGAGAAGCTGAAGAAGCACGTTCACAAATAGATTATGAAGCTGTTTTGAAAGTCGAGGAAGAAAGAATAGCCAGCCAACAAGCTATCGCTGAGGCCGAGTACAAACTGCGCGAAACCGAACACGATAAGAAAAAAATCGAGGAGGACGAAAAAAATAAACCTCTCACGCGCGGTGAAATGCAGGAGCTTCTTTTGAAAGAAAGACAGTCTGCCCAAAAAGAATTTCAAGAGCAAAGGGCTTTTGAAATTGCAAAGGGGTTGACTGCTTCTGATGCGGAAGCGAAAGCCGCTGTCCTTTTTTGGAAAACGCGGGTTAATGCCACGGGCAATCTTGAAGAAGATGTTGCGTTTGCTGTTGGAGGACTGAACTATAAAAAACTTATGGGACAAAACTCCGAACTGGCGCGAGCCCTACGAGGCAGAGAGACGGCGTTGAATGACGTTGCGGGAACATTTAGAGATGCGCCCGAAGGCGTTGCGCCGAAGATGGACGCGGTAACAGTCGCCTCCTACAAACGAGCGGGATTCGCTTATGATGGTAAAGACCGACTTTGGAAAAAGAAACTGCCTAATGGCAAGTTCTTAATCAAAGACCCTCGCACTAAACAGACAACAATTTCGTAATCGTTACAACGGTTGGTTAAATACCAATCAACGCTTTATTAGCAACGTAATCAGAAAATCAACCGATCTAAAGTCGGGTGATTTTCTTGTATCAAAATGAGAGCAGACTTAAAAGTAATTGGCCCCGCGGCCATCTGGCCTCGCTACCTCGTAGCGGGAGGAACCAGTATTCAAGCGGGAGAACCAGTACATTCGGTGGCAACATCGTCAGGCGGCGTCGCAACCGCAAATACGTTCGTACTTGCGGCGGCGGATACACCAACGATAGGTACCCATAGGTTTGGCGGTGTGGCGAATGAAAATTCGCAGAATAATAGCGCGGCAACGCCAGTAGTGATAGAGCAATTTCTTAACTGTGCGATTCCTGTTCCGAATGTCGGGCGGCTTCGCGGCGCGGCACAAACCGCCGCATCAGTAGATACGCTGACAGAGTTAGCCCTTATCATAGGAGACTTTACTCTTATCGACTACAACGCGACGGGCGCGTCAGATGGCGGACAGCTTTACACAATCATCGAAGTAGCTGTCGCGGACACTGCGGGACTGGAAATTGTCGGTGGCAATACGGCGCTATCAACTCTCGATGCAGTAGTCGATGCGCGAGCTTATCGGCTTGATGTAACCTAAACCACCATGAGAGGAGACCTTAGTGTTATAGGCCCTGCGGCGAGTTTCCCCCGTTATTTAGTAGCGGCGGGAACCGCCATCAGCGCGGGTGAGCCACTGCACAATGTTGGTGCAACCTATACGGGCGGGGCTACTGATGTAAATACTTCCGTACTTGCGGCGGCGGATACGCCGGTAATAGGCACGCACGCTTTCAGAGGAATTGCGAATGAAAACGCTGTACTTTCTGGGAGCACGGTCGCAGAACAGTTCTTAAATACTTCTAACCCCGTTCCCAATGTGGGAAGGATTCGAGGTAGAGCGGAGACTGTGGGGTCAGTGGATACATTGACCGAGCTGGCTCTTTTAATCGGAGATTTCGTTCTTATCGACTACAACGCGACGGGCGCGTCAGATGGCGGTGAGTTATATCTCATTAAAGAAGCGGCTTCCGCAGATACATCGGGGCTTGAGTTAGTTGGCGGTAACACCGCCATTCAGACCTTAGATGTCGTAGTAGATTTCCGAGCATATCGCACGGATGTAACCACGTAATTAGCAACTAATTAGTGAACCAAAATGAATCCACAAGGAGGACATACAAGCGCGTTATCTCCTGACGCGGTTCAAACAGAAATTGACGGCGTAGCGTGGGAAAAATATCAGCGACTTCAACAACCGGGATATCTTTCCGCACAAGATGATTTCTACTTCCACCAGTCAACAACTCCGTTGATGGCTTATACGTGGGATGAGGATTCAAACGTCGGGGGTTTCGATGAAACCGACGAGCAGGAAGAAATCACAAACACAGACACATTCATTGGCAACACGAAAACCAAGCGAATCCAGAAATGGACGAAGCAGGTTCCCGTGTCTATTGAAGCGTTTATGGCCGACCAAGTCGGCAAACGTGCCAAAATCGGCGAGCAGATGGGAGACCGCGCCCGTTCGACACAAGACAAAAAAGCCATTCTTAACACTTATGGCGATGCTTTTGCGGGAAGCATCAATACAACGCCAGATGGGGATGCGTGGGCATCCAATAGCCACACAACCCTAAAGGGAGCGACAATCGACAACCTAGAAACAGGCGCGTTGAATGCCGATAACCTTTGGATTGATGTGCAGTCATTGGCCAATATGAAAGGCCAAGACGGAGAAGCGGGGTCGTATGTGTTCGAGGGAATTTTGAATCCTTTCATTCTTTACAAGACCGCAAAGGAGGTGATGAACTCGACACTTGTCCCGTTTTCGGGTGAGAACCAGATTAACTTCTTTGACACAGTGTACGGTACTGTCCGCATTGCGGCATCGATATTTCTGGGTTCAACTTACAACACCAACACCAACGCCAATACGTCTTTTCACGTTCTTTCCTCACAGCACGGCGCTAACCGGAAGACCTTGAGAGATTTATGGACGAGCTTGATTCCGCCAGAGAATACGGCGAACGACTCGTGGCTCTATCGAGGGCGATTTCTGGAAATGCACTTCCCAGAATCCCAGTCAGGTTCGGTGCATTCTAACGGAACAACTGCTTAATTATTAACGTAATCGCAACCATATCCTATGAATCAAAAATTTCTTTGGGTCGGGCTACTTGTTGCGTTAGTAATTGCAACTGGAGGGTACTTTTACCCAACACAGGTACAACAAGTAGTTGATACGCTAGGACGAATCGGAACGCGGTTTCCAAGCGGAATCACCGTTGGCCCCAGCGAAGGCCCAAACTCGCTTTCCGCGTCGAATATCTCAAAGCTCATAACAGGAACTTGTAACTTGGGTGGTGCGCCGGCCTCTTTCTCGGCATCCACCACAGCCGTATTCACTTGCTCTGCAACGGGGGCGCGTGCTTCGGATATTGTGATGATGACACCGCCAAAAGGCATGGCTTCCACGTCGGCAAACGAACTAGGATTCTTGTATGTAGCCGCAGAGGTCGTAACCAATGATGTAATTCAGGTTTCGATGACATTGCGGAGCGGTGCGGCGACAACATCATATATCCAAGCCACCTCATCATGGCAGTATTGGTTAGTTGATACGCAATAGGGAGGTAGAAACCTTACTCGCTCCTTACTTGTGATGGGGGGCGAGATGAGGTTTCTATAAAAACCTAATAACTAAAAATAACTAAAACATTTATGAATTTATGAAAAAATATCTTTATACATCATTATTTGCGATTTTGTTCATCGGGCTTGCCGTTGGGGGGTACATATATCTCGCTTCACAGAGAGTATTAGGCAACGTCTCCAACACAACTTCGGCGTGCCAGACCGCATCAGCCACGACTTCGCCGAACTATATTCAAGCGGGTCGAGCTACCACCACGCTTATACACGATTCTTACTCAAATACTTGCGGCGTCGGAAACGCATCATCCAATCCGACATTATCAGATTCGATAGCGGTAAGGGTGCAGATCACCCCGTCTTCTTCTCCGCTTTCTACGCTGGATATGAACGTGCAGTATTCCGATAATGGACAAGATTGGTTTTGGAGTACTCCAAACATTACAGGTTCGAGCACTAATGTATTCGGGTTAGGAGTTAGGCAAACATTTGGAATAAATGTCGGCGCGACCACGACTCCGAATATGGAGCGATGTATCTCCGATACGACGTGTTTGAATGGGGCAACTACTTCGCGCAACTATGTGATTCCTGGTTACGCGCGTTACACTAGAATCATCTTTACCGCCCCGATTGGCACACAGCCTTCGGCGTTTTGGGCGGAGATGATGGGAACTAAACAAAGACAACCATAGTTCGTAAAAAATAAATAGTTAAAAACGAAATGAGCTTTCCTCTTTCGCAAATAAAAGAAAACCTAATTGGACTTTCTCACGGAGGAACTCTGAATAAGGTTAGAAGTCTTGAGGCTTTATTCGAGCGTGCCGCTTCGATGTTTCTGCAAAAATGTAAGCCATTGGAAACAATGCGATTTGGAACCTTGACCTCACTCGTTCACGATGACGTGTATAACTATTCTTTGCCGACAGATTATAATTCGTTGATAGACCTTCTACCTCAAGACAACAGAACTAATTGGGATTTGGCTTTCAGACGTTTTGCGGGACAGTTTGATTTAGAGAAAGCCATTAAGCAGAAGACCATCTCGATTGAGGGAGACGAGGGTTCTAAAATAATCCGAATAAACTGGCGGACAAGACAGGGTAAAGTTCTTCATTCAATGAATGATGTGGATGATAATGGAACCTGGATTGCGGTAGGTTCGGCCGCGGGGATTGTTGCCAATACCATCTTCAAAGTTTCGGGTTCTGCTTCGATAGAATTTGATCTTGTGGCTTCGGGAGATGGTATCTCAAATATCGGAATGTCTGCGGTGGATTTAACGGACGAGGACGAAGTGGCTGATGCGTTTGTTCCGGTATATCTGGGAACCACCACGGGCATAACTTCTATCACGGGAATCTGGGGTAACGATATTACTACAGCATACTGGACATCTGCCGCTCAAACTTTGCAAGCAGACGGTACGGCATTTAAGGCAGGATGGAATCTATTAAAGTTTCCTTGGAGTACGGCTACCGAAACAGGCATAGTGGCCCCCGCTACCATAGATTCGTTCAAACTGACTTTTGCGGCGACGGTGGCCAAAAATAATATAAGAGTAGATAACATCATTTTCTCGATCGGCAGGAATTTTGATATTAAGTATTATTCCAAGTTCTTGTTCAAGAACTCAACGGGGACATATCTTTCTCGTCCCGATTCAGACGAAGATAACGTAATGGTGGATAATGATTCGCTTCCGCTCTTTTTATTGGAATGTCTAAAAGCAATGGCTCACCAAGTTGAGGGGGTAGATTCAAACTTTGATTTGGCTTACGCCGAGAGAGAACTGGCCGCTTTATATCCCGCGTTTAAGTCGGAACACCCCGATCAAAGGAAAAAGGCCGCAACAAAATACGGGGGTCTCCCTAGATTTCAAAGATAACTATGCAAAGATACTCTTTGGCGGAGGAAACACTCGGATATGTTACCGCGTCGGATGAAACTAATTCCGATAAGCGTCTTTTAGTTACTGGTTCACAAAACGTCCTCATTGATAGGCAAAAAAAAGTCAAAATTCGTTCGGGATTTACTCGTTTGGGTGCAGGAAATAATGCCGAAACGCCCACACGCAACGCATGGACTTGGCTGACTTCCACGGGTACGGAACTTGCTCAAAAATTTTATGATGATGAGCTGGAAGTTTATCTAGGCACGATAGATGGAACAATTATCAATGCGTGGACGCGGGTAGCGGCAGGTTGGAGTACCACCGAGATTTTAAGACCCGCGAATTGGTTTGACACTACTGAAAATCTTGACCTTCAAATAATGGTTCAGGGAGACGCAAATGAATATGAGTGGAACGGCGCGGTGGCGGTAGTGCTTTCAATCACGGGTACAACAATAACCAAAAATGGAACTAGCACATTTGCTCAAAGCAGATTTTATACAACGAGGAATAAATCCGTGACGTGCGCCAGAACAGGGACGACATACACATATACGGGTGGTGAGACGACTATAACTTTGACGGGAATTGCAGATACTACGGGACTTGTGGCGGGAGATATTCTGGTTCAGACCATTGTGACCCAGACGAACAAACCGGCCGCTTCTCATACCAATCACACCATCTCCGCTTTTGAAAATCAGATTATGGTTGGTTCGGAAGATGATAACGAAGTTTTAATTTCCAAGAATACCGATTATACAGCGATTACTTATTCCACTCCCCGTCTTTCTGGTGAAGGAGGACTTTTGACCTTGGATGCTCCAGCTAAAGCGTTTGGAATACTTGGTTCATTTTTTGTTGTTTCTGCGGGCAGGAGTTCATGGTTTCGAGCGAATTATGAACAGATAACTGTTTCCACCACTCTCGCCGAAACTCTGAAGGTTAAAAAATTGAACACGGGCGTAGATCAAGGAGCGCAAAATCAAGAAAGTACCGTGCAGTTAGGCAACGCCATTATCTTTCTTTCGCACGAACCTGCGGTGCGGATGATTAGCGACCCCAACGAGTTAGAAGGATTAAGTCCCAAGACGCTTTCCAATCCGATTAAGCCAGATTTTGACGCGGAAACATTTACCAACGCGTGCGCTATTTGGCATAAAAACGCTTATTATTTATCTGCTCCCGTAAATTCCAAAGTGTATATTTTGGAATTTATTGAGGATGCCGATGGGAAGTTAAAAAGATTTTGGAACTCACCCCAAATTTTGCCCGTGAGAGCTTTCTCGGTTATCGGCGATGCTTTGCACGGACATTCCAACGGAGTTCCTGAAACCTATAAACTTTTTGATGGAACTTCAGATTTAGTGCCGAACGGAACGGCGGGAAATCCAGACGACAAGGTTCCTGTAAATGCTATCGCCGTTTTTGCCTATGACCTATACGGCGACAGGGTTAATCTTAAAACCTTTGATGAGTATTTTTCCGAAGGGGAAATTACTCCCGCTACTACCGACTTGCTTCTTACTTTGAATTATGATTTTGGCGGTTCACGGCAAGTAATCAATCAAACTATTGATGGAACAGATGAAAATATCCTTCAGGGCAATGTCGGTTTTAATTCGCTTGGACAACAGAATCTCGGCGTGAATCCGTTGGGTGGACTTTTGAACCCGCCCGATGATGCAAGAAAATTTGCGGTCATACACGAAATCGCCAGAGAAGATTTTAGAATGATTCAGGCGGTATTTTCTACTAATGAAATTGATAGATATTGGGCGATAACAACTCACGGGGCAAACGCCAAACTATCTCCGAGGAAAAACATTACTATTCATCAATAATTAAAGTATAATAAAATCATGTTTAACGTACTCGTATCGGCAATCATCGCAATTACTATTTCGGTTGGTTCTTTCTTTGGGATTAACCAATTTATTCTCAAACCCATACCCGAAAACGAAATCAGGGAGATAATTAACTTTTATGTGGAGGAATCTATTAAAAATTCCCAGACCCTTGGAGCCGACTCAACGCTTCCAATCGCGGGTACAACTTATAATCTTTCCGGGGCGGGAGTATCTTCCTCCGCAACCTCAATAACTCTCGCAACTCTGACCCTTCCCCAGACAGGTCAGAAACTTGTTGATTCCGATTTCTCCACTACTTTTTATTTGACCCTAGAGCCGGGGAACAGAACTAGACAAGAGATAGTATCCTGTACCACAGTCGTTCAAAATACGACTACAGCCACGCTTTCGGGCTGTACGCGAGGATTATCACCCATAACCCCCTATACCGCTTCTACAACGCTCCGGTTCGCTCATGGAGGGGGGACGCAGGTCATCTTCTCTGATCCGCCCCAATTATTCAACCAATTTGCGGGTAAAGACAATGATGAAACGGTTACGGGGATATGGGATTTCTCGACTTCGCCCACTGTTCCCACTCCAACTGCCGCAACCCAAGCGGCTAATAAAACTTACGTAGATAGCGGAGTTTTGGCGGGAGCCGCAACTTCTACCGAAAGCATAACGGGTATCTCGCGCCTTGCGACAAAACTTCAAGGAGCTTCTTCCACTCCGACTACCGCCAATACACCATTGGTTATTCAAGCTCAATCTGCGACCTCAACTTATAATGGCGGGACGGCTGGAGGAAATGGATTGAATGTTGTGGTAACGCAGAATAATAACACTATTGACCCTAATTTTATTGCAACATCTTCCAATTACACTTGGACGGGTAACCAGACATTTACTAAATCAACTACCACAAACGCAACAACAACTTCTTTACAGGTTTCAGCACTTGCTTCAACCTCGCAAATGATTGTGGGAGCGTTGGGGATAGGTGTGGCGACTACCACGCAGAGAAATGTGGAAATAGCGGGGGATTTGCAGATTTCCGGGGCGCTTTCAGTTAGCGGCGCCGGTCTTGATAAGATGGTGTTCCTTACCACGCCGGTAAACTCGGTAAACCGGGCCACGTTTACCGCGGGAACGTACACCGACGTTGATTTAACCTCAACAACTACGCCAAATGTAGCGCGGTTTGCAATTATAAACGCGAGACTTGATTGCACTTTAAGTTCCGTAGATGGCTCCAAAGGGTGCAGTGTCAAATTCCGCTTAAACGGTTCATCTGCCACTGCCAACCTTTCGCGGCTCGATAACATTCTTCAAGTTGCCAGCGTGAAAAGTGTACTTTCTGGGTTCTTTATCGTTCCCTTAGACTCAGGCGAGATATTCGAGTACGACGTGAGTTCGCTGACGGGTGATGTGCCGACGATTGCGTTGCTGATTGATACAGTCGGATATATAAAATAAACCTTTGTGGCAAAAATCTACACCGATGAGCTAGGGCGGAAAGTATATGACTATTTGGGTCAAACTTTTTCAGCTACGACAGCCGAGCCGATTCTAAAATCTGAAGCTACTTCATTTTCCACCAACGCGGGAGCAGAAATCATAGACAGAAAGAAAGCGACATTTGATTTTCTTTCACCTCAAACCCCAGAACAAAGAGCGCAAGCATATCAAGCCGCGGGAGTTCCTTTGCCTCTTCCGCCAAAAATGGAAACCCCCGCGCCCGAACCCAACAGGGCCATTGACGGAACGATTGGCCAAGTTTTCACTTTTGACGAAATCTTAAAATCTCCCGCGGGCAATGACTTTACGGGATTTCACCAGACCGCCGATGGAAAGTATATTGCGGACGAAACAGCTTTAGCACGCATGGGGATTGTGGGAACGTCGAGCAATAAGACTCCCGCTCAAACCCAGGCCGATACGGATTTAACAAACGCTAAAGCCGAGCGGGATGCCGCAACTACAAAACTTAAAAATATAGATGTTTCCAACGACCCCGCGCTCCAGCAATCTCTCGCTAACATTTCAGCGCAATGGAATACGCGGATCGCGGATATGGAGCGCATCAACAAAAGCCGAGAAGCCGCTATCACAACAACGGGAATCCGTTTGGGTTCCCGTTTTACGGGAGGCGCGGGTGGAATGTTTGGGTCAATTATTTCGGAGGAGGAAAGACAAGGAGTTTCAAGAATTGCTGGGTTAGAAGCTCAAAAACACGGAGCTTTGCTTTCCGCGACTTCGGCTTATAGAGAACAAAAATGGACAGAATACGCCAAATTTGTTGATTTAGCTGAAACAAAATATAAAGACCAAGTAGCCGAAGTTAATAAACTGAATGAAGCCCAAGTCGCGCAGGATAAAATTATTCAGGAAAGATTGAAACAAGAACGCCAAGCCCAAAGATTGAGTTCTTTGGCGACTGCGGTGGCTAACTTAAAGAGTCAAGGCATAGAAGACCCCGCGACTCTTTTGGATTATATAAATACTTATCAAGACGGTACTCAAACGGGAGCGAATCTGACAGCCCAAGAGTTGGATGAGATTCTGGACTTGTATCCTGCGAAGAAAGAGCCGAAAGAACCAAACATTCCCGCCGATATTCAGAAGTTCAAATCATTTTTTCCGAATACGGATATTACAACTCCTGAAGGTAGGCTACAGTATTTGAAGTGGCAAGCGCAAGAGGCGGCGGCGGAGAGAAAACCAGACGAATCTCAAAAGATTAAACCCGATACATTAGTTCATATGACGTTGAGAACGGCAGGATTAACGTCTGACCAAATTGATTCTATTGATAAAGGAGTAAGAGAAAATGGCTTTGATGTGGTGTATAAAGCAGAAAAAGACGCTGGCGCGTCCGAAGATAAGTTAAAAGCTCTGCAAAAAGCGTATGGAGTAAAACCCATTGTAACTAAGGCGGACATTGAAAAAGACATGAGAAGTTTGTTCACTACCAAAGAATTGCACCAGATGGCTGAAGACTTCGGATATGCTTCGGCATGGACGAAGGCAGATGAAGATATTACAAGAATGTTCGAGGAGGCTTCGCAGGAACAACTCATAAGAAAATTGGCCGAGTATATTAAGTGATATGCCCTATACACCAGTTTTAACCGCAAAACCTAGTTTGGGCTATGTGCCAGTGTTAGGAAAAACAAATATCCCAACGCCGTCTTTACCACTAGTCATAAACAGTATTTTTGGCGAAACGGCACAATCCACTCCCGCGACGCTTCCTGCTGATTATCAACCGATTCAAAAAGCAGTAGGTGGATTTGCCGCCGATATTGGAAGGAGTATCGCTAGTAACATTGCAAGCGCCGGATTAACTATCGCGGGGAAAATAAATCCTACCGCGGGCGAGTTGTTGAAAGCCGAGGATTTTCACAACTACTTTTCGCAAGGGCTTTTTGAAACTGTATTTGGCAAAGGAAAAGAAGTAAAATCTATTGAGCAAAGAATCGCTGAAGCTGAACCGAAAGTAGATGAATGGAAAAAGGCGTTACAAGAAGTTGCTCAAACCCCTGGATTGAACGTACGAGAGCGTTTCGTGACGACAGTTCTTGCCAACCTGGACGTACCCTCTGTGGCTTTCATGGGAATTATGGGAAGCGTGGGACTTGATTTAACCCCGTTTGGAGGACTAGAAAAGGGCGCGTTCAAGGCGATGATAGAAGTCAAAACTATTGGAGAAGGAGTTAGTGTCTTGACTAAAATGGGAGTAGCGGAAGACCTAGCCCGTCAATTTGCTCAAGACGTGGTAAAAGTAATTGATGAAAAGTCAGCCAAAGCATTATTCACACATATCGCGGAAGTGCAACAAAAAACTACGGCAGTCAAAGAAGGCATAGCTGGCAGACGAGGACTTGAAAAAGTCGGTCTTGCTCCCGAAATATCGCCCACAATTTCTAGGACAGAGGAATCATTACTCAAAAGTCAAATACGTGCTGAAGCTAGAACAGCCAAAACTGTTGCAAAAGATATTCGTCGAACTGAAATTCCTGAAGCGGTGGCGGGAGCGACTGCGCGTGTAACAGAAAAGGCGACGACAGCTTTGCGCCAGCAAGAACTTTCCAGTTTTAGAAAACTTATTCGGGAAAGATTTTCTTATGAAAAAGCGATTGACGAGGTTCAGGCGATTGCTCAAAAAACAGTTCAAGTACTTAAAAATAAAGCTAAAGACTTTTTGGCGCAAAAAGCAGAGATTGTGGGTTATATCCGTACCCGTGTGTCTCCCGAACTGCGCGGCAGACTTCTCTCCGCAATGGCAACGGCTAAAACTCAAGGAAATATTGCTTCTATCGTTCGCAGAACAAATATATTACGCAACGAAGAAATAAAAAAAGAAATTATCGGAGAGGTCGAAAAGATAATCGAGAAAGTAGATTCTTTGCCTAAACGACAGCAGGAGCGAATAGTAGAACTAACTGATAATTTAACCTCTAGGACTTTTTCTGAAAAGACCCAAAAGAAACTTGCCGATTTGAAGGATTTTCTTTCCCGTGAACCAAGCGCGTTATTTAAGTTTGGAGCGAAAACATTAAAGAAAACCGAACTTGCGGGAGAGTTGGGCAAACAAAACATTAGGGATGTTCCAATACGAGACCTTATCGGTTTGCATCGTCGCTTAGAACATATTGCCGAGCAGGGAAAAGTTGTTGGCAGAGTAACGGCAGAAACCAAAGCGTTAAAAGTGGACAACGCTCTTAAAGAAATTGCTCAAAGTTCAAGAAATTTAGATAAAGGATTGCCCGCTCCACGAAAACCCGGAACGCCAGTTCCTGCGACAAGTTTCGCGGGTGCGAAAGATTCAATAGTCGAGGGTATGCGAAAAGGAGTGCAGTATTATGCTTCTCCTGATGTCGGGTTTCAGATTTTAGATAAAGGTGAATGGTTTGGCTCTAATTGGAGAATCTTCAAAGCACCAATGGATGAGGCCACTGATTTGTCGAACGAAGTAAGAAACACGATTATAGATAATCTTTTCGTGAAGATAAAAGACATCGAGGGTCGTTTGGGGAAACTTAAAAAAGAAAACTACGAACGTGTGATGTTATGGGCAACGCTTCGCCAAACCGGGGGGCGGGCAAAGCTCTTGAAAACTGATCCGAGAATGTACACCGATACATTTTTGGACAGCATTAAACTAAATGATAACGAAAGAGAATTTTATAACCTTGGCCGTTCTATTTTTGACGAACTTCGCCCGCAGATTGAAAAAGTCACGTGGGCTACGCGCGGTGAAAAATTAGGCAAAGTAGATAACTATTGGAGTTGGGTGACGGATTTTAACAACTCCGACGAACTGTTCCAGCGTCTTTCTGGGGACTTTAATCTGCGAACCCGCACCGAACAAGGGTTCATCAAAACACGAAGTTTGGCGGGAACGCAAAGAATCAATCTTGATGCTTTGGAAGTTCTGACAAAACATATCAGCGATGCAACAGACTTCATACACAAGGAAGAATTGTTAAATCATTTGAGTCAAATCGCACGGTCTGACAAATACGCAGAATCAGTAGGCAAAATCGGACAAAAGTGGACAGCGGGATGGCTGGATTTAATCGCGCGGGGCGGAACTCCAAAAGGATACCAGCCCGGCCCGGTTTCTACCATTATCCGAAATATCGGACATGGAGTATTGGGTTTCAAGCTCTCTCCCATAGTCAAACAACCACTTTCTATGATTGTTGCGACTGGATTTCTTGGAAAAGACTCGCGTTATATGTTTGATGGTTCGCTACTCATTGGAAATTTTCGGGAAGGCATACACAAAATATCCAAACAACAACTTTACAGGTCATTTGACGACCCTGTTTATACGCAGATGGCAAAATCCAAGAGACTGAAACAATGGCAGGAGTGGGGATATAAAGGAATCAAAGCCTTCGACTCTTTTTCGGCGGATAGCGTATGGTACGCGGCGTATCGTAAAAGTTTTAATGATAGGAGATTACAGTTCAACGCCGACGACTTTCGCGCGGGTAAGGCAGATAAAACCGCTAAAGAATATGCTGATTTAATAACACGTCGCACACAAGGAAGTTCGGAATATAAAGACGCGCCATTACTTTATTCTGTAAAATCGGACAAGGATTATGTGATGGCACTTTTGCAGTTTCAGAGGTTTATTCACAATCAGTCTCTTTTGTGGAGAGATGCTAAAGTGGCATTGTTAAAGGAAAAAGACCCTATAAAAGCGGCGGCGATTGCAACTTCGCTGGTTGCGGCGGGGATTGCCGAAGGATATATTACAACTGGAATAGCGCAAATTTTCGGAAGTCAGGAGACTGCAAAAGGGGAAAGAGAACGACATATCGTCGAACGAGTATTTAGCGGTGTTGTGACTAACTTACCCGTGATTTCAAATCTTACAAGCATGGTGGAATACGGCGGAAGCGGAGTGCCTGCGATGGATGTATTCCGAAGAATGATTCAGGGAGGAACATCGGTGGTCGCGGGGAAAAAGACTGAAACAAAAATTAAAGGAGGGTTACTGGCGGCAGAAAGCGTAGCAGAAGTTGGTGGAATATCTGGCGCAAGTCAGGTGGGTCAGTTAATTAGAAAAGCTATTCCTGTATCCAAACCAAAATCAAAAGCTAACGCTGAAATTCTGAAAAAGTATGGCATAGAAGCTCCTTCTAAAAAAGACATACTTGAAAAATATAACATCAGTATCCCTAAATCTTCGCTATTAGAAAAATACAAATGACCAACCTACCTATCCTCTATAAAGTAAGGAGTAGATAAAGAGAAAAAATACAATAATAGAGACTCCAACCATATCTAATCCCTACCACGTCTAGTATATTAAAGTCAAGTATGCCCACCATCGCCGAAATCATCCAAGCCCGCAATCCCGCCTCCGCTCTTGAAAAAGAGGTGTCTAAGTTAGCGAGAGATTTGGAATCTCTAGCTCGTCAATTCGAGAAATTGCAATCTGACTCCGAGAGCTTAAAAAGCGAGATTAAGGCCGAAGTACAAAGCGAACTAGGCAAGGTGGAGTCTCAAGCAGGGATACTACGGCACGTTGAGTCTTTGAAGGGCACACAGGGGCCGCAGGGCAACAAAGGAGATAGAGGCGAGTCAATCATCGGCCCACAGGGAGAAAGAGGCCAACGGGGGCTTTTGGGGCCTAAAGGCGAGGATGGAAAAGCGGGCAGGGACGGCAAGGACGGGCTTAAAGGAGAAATAGGGGCGATTGGTCTAGCTGGCAAAGATGGGGAAAACGGTTCTCCCGACACCCCCGACCAAGTTATAGAAAAAATCCATGATTCCAAGAAGCTAATTCAAAGAGAAAAGATTGATGGACTTGTTCAGTTTCTTGGGAACTTACAGCACGCTATCCGAGAGAAAGGCGGTGGGGTAGGCGGAGGAGGATTAGGGACGCCTGTTCATCAAAGTTTTTCAACAAGTTCTGTAACTACAACACTGACTTTATCTAACAATGTAGCAGCAAATGGATTTGCTATTTGGGCTTATTATAATGGACAATTTATTGTTAGAGGAAATCACTATACAATAAGTGGGAAAATAATAACTTTGACATTTATACCTAGCGACTCTACTAATGTTGATGTTATTTACTTTAGAACATAATATGTCTGGGCCCACACATCTTAATAAAGACTTTTATAGGTAAAAAACTTAAAACATAGTGAAAAAACTTCTTGTAGCCATTTTCGCCATATCACTTTTTCTAGGAACGCAAAACGCTTTCGCGCAGTTACGTATTTTCCAAGTTCCACAAGGGGGTACTGGCACATCAACGGTTTCATCTGGCGCAGTTCTCTATGGCAATGGTACGTCTCCGTTTCTTTCTGTCGGGCCATGTTCAGATGATCAAATTCTGAAATATACCAATAATATCCCTTTGTGCGCTACTGATGCGACCGGAGGCGGAGGAGCTTCGTCGGACTTCAATTATGTTGTAGGCGCGGAGGGGATTTATTTAACTCCCACTTCTACTATTGTGGGGCTTTTAACCAATGCTTCTTCAACCATTTGGAAATTAACTACGGGGTTTTCGACTTCTACCAATGCAACCTCCACCAGCTTTCATTCCAATTTTGGCAACTTCTCAACCTCAACGATTGGAAATCTTTTAACAGGCACAGTTACCGCAACATCAACTACTGCTAGTTCGTCTTTCAAAGATTTATTTTGGATAGATGGTCAAGCCACTTCGCTTTCACTTTCTGGGGGGCTAACCGCTCTAGGAGCTTTATCAGGTTCTAACCTTTCAGGCACAAATACGGGGGATATAACTTTGGCAGGTACTCCTAACTATCTAACTCTTTCTGGTCAGCAGATTACTTTGACTAAACTTGATATTTCTGACGATACCAACGCTACAGCAGGTGTGGGGCTTACGCTTACAGCCAATGATTTTGCTTGCGATACGGCCACCAGCGTGGCGTTTGGATGTCTTACTGCGGCTGATTGGACGACATTTAACTCTAAACAAGCAACCATCTCGGCAACTTGGCCTGTTATTTTAACTGGAGCTACGCTTTCGTTTGATGGACTTTCGACTTCCACCGCCGCAGTCATAGGAAATATCCCTTATTTTTCGGGAGTTAATACGTTCGCCAATGTAGCCACGGGCACAGTTTCAGGTTCGGGGGGCATAAACGTAACCGCAGGACGCTCGGCTATAGGGGGAGCGTTGGCTATTTCTGCTGATTGCACCACCATTACAGGCGGCGCAGGACTTTGCGACGGGGTTGATGATACCAGTGCTGGTGGTGCATTTGCCTGGACACCGACCACCTGGGGAGGAGTTGCCGCCAATTCAACCTCGACCCTGCTTCTTCTAAATGCTGGCGCGGTCATCTCGACTTCTTCAATCGGACAACTTACAGTAGGAACTTTAACTGCCACTTCAACAACCGCTTCTACAACTTTAGATGATTTCTTCTTCGTTCAAGGCCAAGGCACGGGATTATCCGTAACCAATGCAACTATAGGGACACAGCTTGCTGTAACGCCTCTAACTTCGGCAATTCTTTTAACGGGAGCCACCGGAATTTTAGCTGAATATACTGGCGCAACCTGTACCAACCAATTTATCCGTTCGCTTTCTGTTTTGGGCGCGGCAACTTGTGAGACCGTGGCTAATACAGACCTTGCAAACTCAACAATAAGCGGTATTGCCCTTGGCTCGAATTTGGCTGATTTAACAGCGACTAACGGCACTCTTACTTTTTCAGGAATCTACACAGGCGCGACGGCGCGTACCATTGGTCTTAATCTTGCGTCTTCAAACTTATGGACTGCTTCAACTACAATCCTTAATCTTTCGTCCGTTCTTTCTACTTCTACACAAGCTACTTCAACAAATCTTCATATCATCGCAACGGGTTATTTAACAATTCCTCAAGAAACTGCGCCAGTAATGGGTACGGCAGGTCAGATTGCTCTTGACACAACCGATAATCAATTCCTCATCGCAACCTCGACAAATAACGACCCGATAGTGCTTCCTTCAAAAAGCGGATTAAGATTCAGGGTATCTTCCACTTCCGCTCCCTTTTTTAGTGGATTTTCTTCTGGTAAACTTATAGGACTCCCTTCTGAATCTGATGGATACTCCACCATTGCTATAACTTGTTCTGTCTGGGGAGGGACTTCGATTGTGGTGAATCTTACTGACGCGCAAGATAATGATTCAAATCAAATAACCTGTGGTACGGCAACATCCACTACCGCTATTCAATCGAATGGTACATTTACGGCACTAGAAGGCGCAAATCTTGAAACAGGAACAGTAACAGGAACTCCTAACTTTCTTTATATAAATATAACGAGGGTATGGACTCGTGAATAATATGAATAAAACAATTATCATTGCAGGGACAACTTTAGTTCTAGTCGCAGGAGTTTGGTCTCTACTTCCTAATGACAAAATAACTCTTACCAATCCGCAGGTTATTCAATGGAGTAAACCCACCACTGACGCAGAATGGGCGGAGGATGTGAAAAAAGAAGGTTTTGAACACCGAGCTGACGCTATTTTACAAGAAATGGTAGATGTTCATAAAGCTAAATTATTGAGAGTCATTGAGGGCAACCGAGAAACTTTAGAATGTATGGAATGTATCAAGTTTAAGCTACGCCAAGCCAATCCCGACTGGACTGTGGCGGATGTGAACAATGAGTATCAAAACCAAGTCAATCAAGCCACTTGGGAAGTAGAAAAACTAAAACAGTCCGTTGAAAGAATGGAAAAGGAAATGGAGTTGAGAAAGGCGGGAAAAGTAAATAGGCGAGAAGACATATTACAAGCCAAGCCCTCGACTGAAAGGGAAAGAATAGAACTAGAAAAACTCAAATGAAAAAACTACTTATAATCTTTGCGTTTCTGGCTTTAGTGCCTTTGGCTAAGGTAGATGCCACTGCGTATTATGTCTCGTTTGAAACGGATATCGTCAATGGCAATGGACTTGCCACAACTACTCCTTTTAATAATCTTGACTCATTCACCGAAGTCGCTAGAAGTGCTGGAGATATTGCTTTTGTAAGAAGGGGATATGCTTCTACTACGAATGTAACTGACCTTAACTTCACTTCCGATGGCACTATCGCAAATCCAATAATTATCTCTGCTGACTACGATAACCTCTGGAACGATTTTGCTTCTTCAACTCAAACTTATACTGTAGCGGTGGCTACTTCCACCTTTACCGCTTCGGCGGCACAATCAGAAATAATCGTTGGTGAATGGGTATATGTAAATGGCGATTGCGCGGAAACCTATAACTCAACTTCTCTTAATCAATGCGAGTTCGCTTACGAAGTATCGGCAGTGGCAAGCACATCTATATCTTTTTACTTACCCTACAAAGGCAATCAAACAGGAGCAGGGCATACTTTAAGGATTTTATCTCAAACTACTTTGGGCAGTAATCCGCAGTGGAATGTGGCTACTGGGGATTTTCAGTGGAACTTTGATACTGACAATTTTTGGTTAGTAAAGGGAATTGATATTAGGGGCACGGATGTAAATGGTAGTGTTGAAATAGATTCTTCTGATGGTACTTTCTTTGAAGACATTTTATTTACTGGTGATGGTTCAACTGCGGTTTGTGTTTTTTTTACTGATGACGGTTCTAATACTATCTTCAAAAAGATACGTTGTTCTGGATACGGAGTAGGAAATAGTGGTTTTAATCAGAGCGCAGATACTTATGGTACTTTAACAGTTCAAGACTCAATCATAGATGGGAATGGTGTAGGAGATAGATTCTTGCCCACAGCAAATCCTACACTAGCGTTTGTAAATAGATTTATTAGAGACTCGTTTATTGGAGGCAATACACAAGATGATATTGGTATTGCTGGTGCTGGAACAAAAAATATCTATAGAAATGTTATTCTGCGGTCTTCCGATGAGGTAAAGACTTTTACAACTTCTCCTTCTAGTCTGTTTTTTGAAAATCACGATGGGAATATTCTCTCCTCTCAACAAAACTCTATCGGGGCTGGAGTAAATATCAATACCATTTTACTTCAATCTACCACTACTAGTCCTGTTATCCGTTCTGGCGGCGGTGCTACCTCAATTCAGACAATCCCCACCACCAACACCACCTCCATCTGGGACTTCAACAAAATCAAACTCTTCGAGTATCCCATCTACACCAACACCACCTCTAAAACTTATACTATGTATGCAATGTCTACTTCCACTGCGGCGTGGACTACTGACCCGACTGCTAGTGAGTTCTGGCTACAATGTGAGTATTGGGCACATGATACAAACGCTACGTCCACGCGCAAGATTAAAAAGTCCACAGGAGTTTTTGATTTCAACGGAAGCACTGCGTGGCAAAGCATAAATGTAACCTGCCAACCATCTCAAACAGGAATAAATTACGTTTCAGCTTGGTATGCAAAAACAAAAGAAGCGGGTATGAATGAAGTGTTTATTGATTCTACAATAGAAATCCAATGAAAAAACTACTTTTAATTCCATTATTCCTCCTCCCCCTCACCGCAGGTGCTATTACAGGAGACGATACTCGCTTCGACTGGTCTTTAGGCCAACCCGCTATCACCGCAGACAACACAACTACCTGTAATGACACAGCACAAGCTAGATTTGATTGGGTACTTGGACAACCAGCAATAGTGCATGATGCTACGGCTAATTGTACTGCGGCACCCCCCGCGGCAGGAGGTGGAGTATCTGACGAAATAATCTTTTTTGAAGAATAAATTGATAAGATTTCGATGAGACCATTCAACGCTATCGTATTCATCCCCCTCGCCATTTTTCTCACGTTTCTTTTGTGGCTGTTTTTGGTAACCCAAAATGAAAATAAGATACCGATTTTGGAAGATGTAGAATTTATACCGAATGAAATTATATTTGAAGAAGGCAAAGGTTAATATGCAAGGTCAGATAAC